GTGACCGCGTTGTCGGCAATTTTCGTCTCGGTAACCGCACCGGTGGCGAGCTTGGCCGCATCGACTGCGAGGGACGCAAGCTTGCTGTTTGTGATCAGCGCGTCCGCAAGTTGGCTCGAAACGAGTTGTCCGGTGATGTCGGCCGCCGCCGTGTCCTTGACCCACTGGCCGGCGCGGAAGCGATAGAGCTTGCCGTCCGTCGTCAGGTACGCTTGCCGGCCTTCGGTGTTGCCAGTGGTCGGCAGAGCGTCGACCACCTCGACCGGCTTGATGCCGGCGGCGAACTTGGTCGCATCAACGGCCGCGTTGGCAAGCTTCTGAGCCGTTACAGCGGCGTCAGCAAGTTTGCTCGAAATCACGGCCCCATTGGCTAGGATCTGATCAGTGACGGCGGCGACCTGAAGCTTCGCCGTTGTCACGGCCTGATTGGCAAGCTTCAGGCTAGTGACCGCGTCATTCATGATCTTGTCGGCAGTCACTGCCGCAGCCGCAATCTTTGCCGCCGTGATCGAGTCGTCGAGCACGCTCAAATTGGCGGTCGGAGCGGCAGTCGTCACCCACGGCGTTTCCGTCCGGAACCGATCCGGGTTCGTCGTGATCGTCGCCTTCGCACGGTAGGCCTTACCCGAGACCACGTTGTCCGTCGTCAGCTTCAGACCGCTCTCAGGATCATTCGACACGTCGCTAAAGGTCTGAGTCTCACCTACGACCTGATAGGTGATGTTGACCGAGACGATGGTCGGATCCTCGGGCGGGGTCCAGGTGAAGCGCAGGCACGGGACCTGGCTGCCACTCGCGCCAGCGATAACGTCGGTCGTCACACCAAAATTCTGAATGACCGACAACTGCGACGGATTGATCGGAGGCACGGGCGGCACGATGATCGGGCCGGGCGCGATGTCACCGTCATCATAAATGTCAGCGCCGGTCTCCGTGAGCACGAAGGTGAAGCGAAGATCGGCGTCACACCGCCACTCCGACACCATCCAGTCTTTGCCCTGGTAGGTGACCCATTCGCCTTCCATGACCTTCAGTCCGACGCGCCGGCTCACCGGCAACGTCACGGTCCCGCCCTTGCGGTTCTGGCGATAACGGACGTTCAGCAGGTATTGCGCGATGTCAGCATCGTGCACCTGCAGGAAGTCTATCGACGTCTGACGCGCGCGCTTGTCCGCGGCGACGTCGGCGTTGACGACGATCGGCTGCAGGCTCTCCGGGTTCCACATCGAATCGGGAGAGGTGAACTGGCCTGACAGATGGTTGAACAGGTCGAAGGCCGACTTCCGCGGCTGGCGCGGCTTCGGCCGATCGCTTGGAATGTCCGCATCAGTGATCGTCAGCACCGGGATCTGCGGCGCGCCGACGACAACGCCCGAGAGCCCGCGGCGGTTCAAGCCATAGCCTGCCATCGCGTCGTCAAAGGCCGAAAGTGCCTCGGTGTGATCGGTGTCCGAATTGACCCAGAGCGAGCACTGATAGATCGGCTTGCCCTTGCGCAGCGTCCGGCAATAGTTGATCGCGACGAAGTAGGATGACAGGTCAAGCTGGCCGAGCGTCTTGCCTTCGCCGATCAGCGTGCGTCCGGAGATCAAACCCTTCAGCCCGAGCTGGTAGTTGAGGCGATGGACCGCCGGGCTCAGCGTGTGCACATGGGTCGAAGGATCATTCAGCCGCTGCGGACCATTGCCGCCGGCGACGGTCGAATCTTTGGTCGGGTCGTACTCGCGCAAGCCGCGCAGCATCCACTCGATTTCCGGACGACCACGGCCAGCGTCCCGGAAGAACTTCAGGTGATAGTAGCGGTAGACGACGACATAGCAGACACCGCGCAGTCGGCTCGTTGCCTTCCAGGCGTTACCGAGGGCCGCGGTGGAAGCGACAAGCTCTGCATCGTGCACCTGGTCGGGGCGGCCATCGTAGAAGCGGATGTCGATCGAGCTATTGCCATCACCATCAATGAAGCCTTCGACGCTATAGCGGGCAGCCTCACCACCAGCGACAGCCTTCGGCACCAGGTTGTACTTCTGGCCGTACATGAAGATGTAAGGCTCAAGACCGTCGCACCAGCCGTTCGCGAGCGCGAAGACGTCGGCGTTCATCTTGTTGCCCTTGCCCCACTTGGCATAGTAGAGCCGCTGGCCACGCGTCTTGCCGGTACCGAGCAGCGCATCGACGGGGACGTCGCCGCCAAGCTGCACCTCGCCCTGAACGGCTGTGAACTTCTGCTTCTTCTGCTGCTTTTGGCCGAGCTTCGTCAGCCCAAGCTTCGCGCCGAATGCCAGCGCTCCGCCCACGAGATTGCCGATAACGGTCGAGCCGAACAGGGCGCCGAGCCCCGTCGTGATCAACGAGAAAATTGCCATGGAAGGGATTACCCGAGATGGAAAGTCGCGACGACGTCGGAAAGGCCGTGATCGCTACGGCCCCTCTCGGTTTTGGTGGTGAAGCGGTTGCCGATGCAGACACCGACATGTTCGGCGCCATCAGCAAGGCGCATGATGACCAGGTCGAAATAGCGGGCCGAGGCGGCGCCATCCGGGTCTTGGTCCAGCTCCGCCGACCAGAAGTCGACGAGGCTCGAAAACCCGCGCCGGCGGAGCGCAATGTGTGCGCCCCTCAGCGTCTTGTACGCGCCCCGGTATTTCTCAACGAGCGAGGTGCCATGCAGCGCATCCGCCATGGCGCAACCGAGGTGGAAGCAATCGGCCGGGCCATAAACATAGGGGGTCGACAGCTCACGCTCGAGCGTGGCCGATCCAATCCGAAATCGTTCCATGGCGCTATCGCGACACCTGTCCCCATTCCTCGGGGATCGTGCCGACCGTGGCGACATATTCGAAACCGGTATCGGTCGCGTCGTTGTCGAACTGCTGTTCGGCCTTGCTGCGCTTGATCAGCGTTTGACCACGCGCCGATCGTCCCGGCGGCTGCAGGTCAATCGTCAATGTCAAAAGCCCCGAGCCCTTTGCGTCGATCGCATCGTCATTGAAGCTGATGCGATCGATCTCATAGATGTTCGAGACGAGAATGCCGACAACCTCGTTGGTCGCGGGAACGCCGGCGAGGTGCGCGATGATCACCGGCGAGTTCGGGTAGTCGTACTGCTCGATCTGGGCGACCGCGTCATCCGGGTTCGCGACCGGGATGTTTGAAAACACGATCGTGCGCGTTGTAACCGTCACCCCGACGGCGCTGTTGACTTCGCCAGCATCGAGGAACCGGTTCGGCAAATACGTGAGGCCGTTATAGGTGAAGGGCCGCCCGCCCCGATGATAGCCGACGGTCTTGCCAGGCAGATCGAAGCGGATCAGATCGAGCACGGCGAACTCGCCGCTTTCGACGATTGCCTCGACTGCCGGTGAGAGTGCCACGCTCATGAATAAAACTGCTCCGTCGCGGTAAACTGGACATTGTTGTGTGGATAGGACTTCGGAAGGCTGAAGCTGCCTTCGTCCACCTCCATAATGCAGGCGGGTTTCTCGAAATGGACCGTGTTTCCGGCCGCGAAGGCCTGGGTATCGAGAAAGAAGCGGATGGCGAGCGACACGACGCCGGCACCATTGGCGGTCGCCGGGGCCGTGATCCGGTGCAGCGAGCGCACCAGCGCCGACTTGCGAACCTCGACATAGTCGCCGATCGAGAGCTTGAACCCGGCTGGCAGCCCGTTGACGACGATCGCAAGCGGATTGGTGATCGACTGAAGTACCGCGTCGCCGACGAAGGCACCGCCGCCCGCCTTCACGCCCGAAAGCGGCGTACTGCCCTGGTAGGCGATCGGCCGAGGCCTGCCCGGATCGTAGCCCGCGAACACGCCGCCATCGCTCGCCAGCATATTGAAGGCGTCGAACAACCCGATCTCGGCCGTCGTCAGGTTGCCCGCGGCATAGCTCGCCACCCAATAGGGCGTTCCTCGCATGGCCGTCTCCGTACGCCGACCGAGCATGCGCGAAGTGCTGCGGGTGCGGACCGGGTCGAAGGAAATCGATGGCCCATAGACCACGCTCGGAAGTGCGATCAGGTCCGGCATCAAAAGTCCCCGCCATTCTGGTGAATGTTCTGCCGCGCCGCCTCGTTCCGCTTCATCAACTGGACGGTCTGCCCGCTCGCCTGCTGCAGTATCCTGGCAACCAGGTCCTCGCTCAGTTCCAACTGGATAACGGTGCGATCGTCGCCACCGCCTCCATATCCGTTATCGCGGACCTTCGAAGGAGCGATGATCCTGCCGTGCTGCGACGGCGAGAAAAACTCTTCTTCGTACTCGTTGACCCGGTAAATTCGACCTGGCGAAACATCGCCGCCGCTGGCGCGCGCGCCGCCAGTGAGGAAGTCGCCGAGCGTCGTGTTTGGTACGAACTTCGGAGAGAAAAGCCCCTTTCCGCCACCTCCGAACCCGCCAGAAAACGCTTCGAACAGCGAGCCGAAGAGCCCTTTGCCATTGGTCTGCACATTGATCAGTTCCGTCAGCAGAGCCGCGAGGGCTTCCTTGGCGTCGAAAGTGCCGTCGACAATGCGGGTAAGCTGGTCGTCGAGTGTGTCGCCCACGCGCTGCGCCGCATCGCGCATCCGATCCTGCTGGTCGATCAACTCTTCCTCGGCCGCCATCTGCCGATACTTCTGGTCGACCAGCTTGGAAATTTCCTGCCCCTCCTTCGAGGCAAAGGTAACGCCCGCTTCACGCAGCGCGATCGTCCGCTCACGCTCGATATCGGTCAGCCCCATCACCGCGAGCTCGTCGCGCAGAGACTGGATGACGTTCTCGATCGCCTGCTTTTCCTTCTCCGCTTCACTGGTCGCCTTGGAGCGGCTGCCGCCGCCGCCACGACCCTTCTTATCATCATCCGGAGTGATGACGGGTGGCGTCCATTTCACGCTCGGCGCCGGCTTCGGGGAATTTCGCTCACTGAGGATCGCAATCACTCGATCCTCCTCCACCCCAAGCTGGTCAAGGTACGCTTCCAACTGGGTGATCTGCTCGTCGAGCATGCCCTTGGCGCCGTAGGCACCCATTGCCTCCCGCGTTTCCCTGGCTTCGCGGATCTGTTGCGTAATGTCGTTGCGCCTGCCTAGCAGCTGCGCCTGACGCGCCTCAAGTGTCTTAGTCTGCTGGCTTTCAAACTCGTTGAAACTGTCGATGAACTGCCCCAGCGCCCCGACGGCGTTGACGATGGCAGCCTTGAGGTTGGTGCCGACAGTCGTAACCATCGCGTTGAACTTGCGGTCGATTTCCGCCGCCTGCTCGATCATCTTTTCGTCAAGCACGATACCGAGATCGTTGGCCGCCTTGATGGTGTCGCGGATGCCAGCCTCACCCTGTTCAATGAGCTGGACGAACTGCTCGCCGCCAGCGCCGCCGAATACTTCATCCAAAATGCGGATCTGTGCGGCCTTGTCGAACTGCTGCAGCTTCCCGATGATCTCCGTGAAGAGTTCCGAGGGGTCCTTCAGCTTGCGCTTGAGATCGTCGGCGCCAAGACCCAACCGTTTGAACGCCTCTGCGGCCGAGCCGCTGCCGGTCAGAATGAACTCGTCGGCCCGAAGATTGAGTTCCTTGATACCATCGGTCAGCGCATCGACACCGATGCGGTTCTGCTCGGCGACGTACTTCAGTTCCTGAAACGACTTTACGTCAAGGCCGGCCCGGCGCGCCTCGTCGCCTATCGAAGCGATCGCGCTTGCCGCATCTTTGATAACGCCAACGGTCGCTGACGAGACGATCCCTGCCACAATGCCCGGAATGCCGCCTGCGATGCTCTTGATACGACCGATCGAGGCGACGACATCGAGCGCGGTGGATTTCGTCATTGCTCGAATGCGGGCAAGCGACGCCTCGAAGCCCTTAGAGTCTCCGGAGATAGTGACGGGAATATCAGGACGGCTCATCGATCTGACTCGTTGCGGAAAAATCAAAAGGCGCTACGCTCCCGCCGAAAATGGAGGAGCGCATGCGCAAGTTGCTGTTGGTGTTGTCTTTGCTTTTGGTTGCCGCCGACGCGCGGGCCGGCTGCAATGAAACGATGCTCAGCATCACCGATTGGTCAGCCCGTGCAGCAACCGGTACAGACGTCGAAATCAGCATTCGCGTACAGTCTGCCTCTGACAAGCCGATCCGCATGCTGAAAGCCATTGCCTACTTCTATGACGCATTGGACGCGCCGATCGGCGCGATACCGATAGGCCCAGACGTCAAGATAGCTGCCGGGGGCGATTACAGCGAAAATCGAAACTGGAGCAGCGGTATTCGCCGGCTGATCAGGCTCGGGAAGCAGGATGTGAAAACCGCCACCTGCGTGAAGGCGGTTCTCTATGAAGATGGGTCGAAGGAAACCTTCTAAGCACCCGCGGCTCTGCGCCGAAGACGTTGATGGGACCGCCTAACCCTTCGGTGCCCCAATAACTTGATGATTGGGATTCGTCTTGAGCGAAGGCCTGACACCATAAGCCGCCGCTGCGCGGCGAACCTCTTCGCGAGAGATGAACGGAGCGCCGCTCAGCTTTCCGGAAAGCCCCTCCAGCGCCAACTCAAATTCTACGGCTGTCGCCTTCCAGAAGACTTCCGGCGACCAGCCAAGAAGCTTCGGAGAGGTGGCGACACGAAACGCCGTCTTGAGATGGTCTGAAATCAGGAGGGGCTGACGGGCTTTCCCAGCAGAGCGTCCGCCGCGATGTCGTTGGCCGTCCGCTCGTCCCGACGGATTTTACCCGCCGCGACATGGCCGGCGAGCGCAGCTTCAGCCGCTTCACGCCAATTCGCCTGGTCGGCGAGCGAGATGTTGTCATCGGCGAGGATCTTGGCAACCAGCGCGTCGAGCTGGTCGGCATCATCGACGACGATCAACGCGCGGACGGCGCACGCAACGGCCTTCGGCTCGAACCCGAGCAGCCGGGCATAGATCTCGTCAATGGTCTTGGCGCCGAGCGCCTGTGACAACCGGGCAAGACCTGAGAAGGTGACGGCAATGCGGAAGTCGATGGCGCCGATCTTGACCGGCGCCTCGCCACGTATCGGATTGGCTGTTTCCACTTTCGCCTCCGTCACACGGCCGCAACGAAGGTGATGGCGCCGGTCATCGCACAGCGAATGTCCATCTGCAGCTCATTCGTCTTGTCACCGGAGAAGGTGATCGAAATGAGCATGTCGCCTTCGAAGGTGCCAACGCCCGGCACGGTCACCTGGTATTCCCTGACGACCTGGTTGATGGCATCCGCCGCAACTTCCTTCATGACGGCGCTGCTGACGAAAGCGCCCTGTCCGCTGAAGCGGATGGACTGGATGCCGTACATCAGCGCGAGGGTGAGTTTTTCCCCCGGATCTGTGCAGTTCGGTTTGGTGATATCGATCTCCTCGTTGTTGATTTCGAGGGATCGCTGTTCGGTGATGCAGGCGAGAGTGAACGCGCCCGCAAGCGCAGAGCGAGCAAGGGTAAGCTGACGGCCGAGAGCCATGGCAAGATCCTCTATTGTTGGGATTGGGAGCGCTAGAGCGCGACTTGCTGCGGATCGGCCGCAAGGGTTTTGTAGGCGACCCGGTAATTGATGGAACCGGCGCAGAGAGACAAACCGGTCTGAGAATTCACATAGTGACGCTCGGACTCGAGTATCACCTCGACCACGAGACCATCGAGTTCGATGGCAGCGCCCATTACGCTTTCCACCTCGACGCAGATCTCGTCAAACTCGAGCTCCGGATCATCGTCACGAAGATGAACGACGATCGACAGCGGCAAGTGGCGATCATAGCCCTCCTCGCCGTTCGGCCCGGAGAACGGCCGCATGGTGGCGATTTCGTTGCTATCTGACCATGTCGGCGTCAAAGCCGGCAAGCCTTCCTGACGGATCGCGCCCTTGCGTCCTCGGGTGACTTTGTCGGGACCGGAGAAGCGCGAAATGGTGACCAGCCGCGCCTTCACCGCGTCGAAAATCTGGGTGCGCACGTGGGCCATGTCAGGCGATCTTTTTGCCAAGATCACGAAGCGCCTGACCGAGGATCTCGGTAGAGTAACCGAGCGCCACGATCTGCTCGCGCGTCTTCTTCTGGTCGGCAAGGTGACCCACGTCCGAGCGGATCGCCGAGCGAAGGCGGGACGGCAACTGCTGCCACGGCCGTTGCGTCATGCCGCCGACGGCCTTGCGAGCCGCTTCCTTCTTCGCACCTTCCTCCGTGGCGAAGAGCGCCTGGCAGATCTCTTCGACCGGATCGCCCTTCGCGGCCGCAGGCGCGTCCTGTTCCTGTTTCATGTCAGATGTCTCCTGAAAGCGAGAGCTTGAGCATGGCCCGGGCGTCGTCGCTCACGTTGATGATGGGATAGGTCACACCGTCGATCGCGACCGTGTCGCGCTTACTTTCGAGACCCGGCACGTCAGCCGCGGCAACGGCAAGCAAATGCGTCGTTCCCTCGACCGCCTGATCGACCTCTTCCATAAGCTCGACGTCGCGCCAAACGCGGAGGATGCCCCGAACAGCCTTCGGACTGACGACGCCGGCGATGGTGAACACGGCATCGACGTTGCCGAAGGCTTTCGCGAACTTCGGCCCCATGCGGGCGAAGATTTCGGGGCGCCGTGTCATTTCGATTTCAGCTTGTCGATTTCAGCCTGAAGAGTTTTGACCTGGTCGGCGAGCACCTTGTTATCTTTGCCGACCTGATCTTTTTCCGCCTCCAGCGCCTTGATCTGATCTGCAAGGACCTGGCTATCCTTGCTGAACTCATCGTTTTCAGCTTCGAGTTCATCGTTCTTCTTCGACAGCGCCTTGCTGTTTTCGAAGGCTGTATCGCGCTCGGCTGTAAGCCGGTCCACCTTGCCGAGCAACTCGTCACGCTCGCTGGTGATGGAAGAGATCTCTTCGCGGAATCGCGCAAGGTCGGCACTGGATGGTCCCGCCTCCCTGACCTCAGGCCCGCCGACATAGTCGCCGAAGTTCGCACGAAGGTTCTTCACCTCATCTTCCGAGATGCCGTTGGCGCCAACCGGAACCGGATCACCGGGTTTGTACTCCTTCTTGCCGAGGGTGACGGTGACATTGAACAGCTCTGTCTTCTTGCTCATCTGAGCCTCCTGTTTACCGACTGCGGTCTCCGCCGCCCGAGAGCGACGGAGCCGAGGCTGGCATGCGGGTTACGTTGGGTAGATCAGCGCACCAGCGCGAAAAGGCTGGCGTCGGGTTCAGGGGCAACCGGCAGCGGTGCGGCCTGCGTCTGCACGATCGTGCGAGACGGATTCCTTTCGCGCCACATGTCGGGGAAGCGTTCCATCGCCTGCAGCACGTCATTGTCGAGGATCGCGCCGTAAGCGAAATGGCCCTGGAAACCATAAGGATCGAAGATCGCCACACCCATCGACGGCCAGAAGTTCTGCTTCACTCCGCCAACGGTGTAGGGCTGCGAATACTGGATGAACGTCAGTTCGCCGATCGTGCCAAGCACCGTGTAGTACTTGTTCTCGGCGCCGGTGGAGACCGGACCGAGCTGCATGATGCCGCCGTCCTGACGCCGGTTGTCGAGCATCTCCTGGAAACGAGGCGACTTTTTCAGGAGACCGGCCGCCCCCGGCCCCAAGAGGACCTCGCGGGCGGTAAAGCCGCTGGTGTCGCCCAGCAGCTGCGCCCACTTTTCGACGTCGTCCATCGGATCCACGCCGGCTTCGCCCCAGCGCGCGGCGCCGGCGAGCGCAATGGTCAACGCAGCATCGCGCCCGAATGTCACCGTCTGCGTCGGATAGTCTTCGCCCTGTACGATCACCTGACCGGTGCGCAGAACCTGCGAGCACATGAACTCTTCTCGGCGGGTAATCCGCTGGTCCTGGTCATCGATGATGGTCGCGAGATTGTAGGCGTAGCGATTGGCAGGCGTATCCCGACCGCCGATCGGTTCGCCCGGGATGCGGATCATGTTGCCGCGGGGACGAAGTGTGTTCTGCGGCTTGACGTAGGCCGGGGTGAAGCTGGTCGCCTTGAAGCCGCGGTTGGCAGAGTCCTTGCCCGGAACATCCGGATGCACGAACGGAGCAAGCTCGCGATCGGGAAGGATGCGGTCGAAGACGATCTCTTCCATGTCGGAAAGCACGGTGGTCGAGAAATAGCGATCGCGCAGGAAGGCTTCCGGCCGGTCGCGGGGCGGCAGAACCTGAATGAGTTCCGCGGTATTGAGGAGGATATCCATTTGTCAGTTGCCCTTTCGTTAGGCCGTTACTTCAGGACGCGAACGTAGAGGGGCGCGCCTTCCTTGCGGAAAGCGGCTTCCACGGTCGCGGCTGTATGACCGGCACCAAGGATGAGTTTCGTCGAATCGAAGGCGCCACCGGCGTAGGCAGCGGCGACGACATCGCCAGCGGATGCGTCGCAGTCGATCGCAAGCACCAGGCCCGGCGTCTGCGAGCCGTCGGCTGCGGCCGAGGCGGACAGGATGTACTTGTCCGACGCGGTGATGTTGCCGATCACCGCGCCGCGCTTCAGGTTCTGACCGCTGGCGATAGTGATGTTGCGGGTGACGACCGGCACGTCGGAGACGAGCAGGTCGTTGGGGGCGAAGGTTGCTTCAGCCATGGTCAGGCTCCTTTGCGGTTACGGCCGTGCATGGCCTGGATGGTGTGCCGAACACCGGCAACAACCGCCTGGCGCTCGCTCGACTTGCCGCTGCCTGGCGTTCCCGCACCGAGCTTCGGGCTCTTGCCGGCCATGCGACTGCCGAGCTGACCGCCCCCGCCGCCCATCGCCGACAGCAATGCGCCGGCGTCCTTGGCGGAATAGAACTTCGATCCGAAGGCCAGTTCAGCGGCGAGCCCCGGATTGGCATCGGCTTTCGGATGGGAAAGGATCGAGCGTATCCGCCCCTGCTCGGCGCGGCGGATAGCACTGGCAGAAGTGGTCTTGCCTTCGTCCGCCTCGTCCTCCTCGGTTTCGGCAGAGGTGTCTTCTTCCTCGGCCTCAGCCTCGGGGTCCGTCACGTCGTCTTCGGCAGAGGTTTCATCCTCGGTGCCTTCGGCGGTTTCTTCGTCTTCGAGTTCTTCCGGCCGTTCTTCTTCCAGCCGGGAGCCCTTTTTGCCGCTAATGGCGGCGAGCACGCTCCGCGTGAGCGCGCTGGTGCGCGTCAAGTTCGACATCGTCGTCTC